GAGTGAGTAACCCTGTTGCAAGGGTAGCTAGAAACAAAATTACAATTTCCAACGGAGTGGAGCTCGAGGAAGTCAAAATTCAACCTAGAGCCTTCTGGTGCATTTACCGGTTATTCGGCTATGTGCAGACTTGTAAAAACAGCAACGAACTGATCGCTGTATGTCAGGTTATCACTACTTTGGCATCGCAGTGTAAGGATTTCCGCCTGGTCGGAGCTGAGCAGGACGAGAATGTGTTAGAGCAAATTCGAGAAATCGAAGCACCTAATAGTTTTGATCCATCATCAGCAACGTATGATTGGAATAGTGAGTTGCGGCAGACTTTAAAAGATATCACTGCCTCATTAGCAGGGTCCAGATCAGTTGACCTGAGCTATTGTTCAGCGTTCTCTGCATCTGTGCAAAAGACCGTTAGAGGTTGGCTGCGCCCGGCTATGAGTCCGGACAAACTAAAGCTATCTTCGTCTTCTTCTGGGATGTTTTATTATAAACATTCAGGTGAACATGTAACATTGCCAAGCTTCATCGCTAGCATGTTTGAATGGAATCTTGATAAATCCTACGATTATAGCAAGTATGATGAAATTATCGGTTACCAGTGTGGATATGCCGATAAGAAAAGTGTTCGCAGTGCAAGGATAAATGCAGTGCGGAATAAGGCCGTCGCAATCGAGCAGAAGAAGCCCGATATGCGTATCATTAATCTCCTGTGTTGCAATTTACAGGATAGGTTGCAGTTCGTAGAAGAGCACACAAAAGTGCTTCTGCGTAATCTTGCGGCTGATTGTAAATACAACCAACTTAAAGGGCCGATGAACATTTACCGTTGGATGTCCATGTCGAATGTTCGAGTCGTAAATTCGCTCGATTTGCATGCGGCTACCAATCGTATGAGCATCGAGTGGCAGTCTGAGTGTCTCCGCCAACTGTTTAGCTGGTTCGGATATAGTGATGATGAGACAGAAATTATTATCTCAACTTGGTTGCATATCATGCGCTTGCCGATAAGGATTCAGTTGCCACATTCCAAAAAAGGAAAGCAGTTTAGATTTTCAAGCGGTCAGCCTATGGGCTTCAACAGCTCGTTTGATTCCTTCAGCATACTGCATCACATTGCCGTGCTGACTCTGATTCGCCTATGCCGACAAAAAGGCATTAAGGTTATCGGGTACAACATTCTCGGTGATGACTTCGTGAATGCTATTGAGCGGGATAGCCAGCAGGAGTTCTGCCGGTTATACCAAGAGTTAATGGCATACCTCGGAGTAGAATGCAATTTGGCTAAAGGCTACATCTATAACTCGGATGTAGCCGGTAAAGAGCTGAAGATTGCAGAATTTGCAAAATTCTTAGTCTGCCAAGGACAGGATGTATCTCCCATTCCATTAGTGGCGTTGTCAAAGTGTAATAACTTTGGCACTAGAGTGACTCTCCTTAGCTGGCTTTCTCAGCACAACCAAGCTCTTCGGCATGCTCTTAGTCCGAAATTGGTACAAGAGTTCTGTGGCGCAGACAACTCAGAGTTGGCTGCGATAACGTTACTTGCGGATATTCCGATGAAGAATATCTTCAATAGTAGGCACAGCTCATTATCAATTAATCAACTGTATGCAGAAGATGACAAGCCTATTGTGCTCTGTGCATCATTAGCGTGG